TTCTGGGAGTTCGAGGCGAAGTTCTTCACGGTCGGGTCGAAACAGAAGCCGTTCATCGTCAAACCGTTCCACCGGGAGATCATCGACGGCATGATCCGTGCCTACGCCTTCGGGTCGAGGCTGTTGGTGCTGACACCTCCCCGGCATGGCAAGTCGGAGTTGATGATCCGGTTCGTTGCGTGGCTGATCGTCATGTACCCCAACATCCAGATTCTGTGGGTCGCAGCGAACAAGGACCTGGCAGGTCAGATGACGTCGAAGTTGAAGGGGACGTTCGAGCACAACAAGAAGATGCGGATAGCGTTCCTGCCTCCGAAGGCGAAGTACGGGGACAAGGGCTGTTCGCTGTGGTCGAAGGCCGAGTTCACGCTGTATACCCGCACGGACCACACACTCAAGTCCCCGACGTTCACGGGCCTGGGCAGTACGTCCACGGTGGCGGGCCGTGACGCAGACTTCATCGGCGTCGATGACCTCGAGGAACGCAAGACGGTCGCAACACCGGAGCTGCGTGAGAAGTCACGGACGAAGCACGCTGAGATCATGGAGCGCCAGGAGGACCACACCGGCGTGGTGACTATCGGCTCCCGCCAGCATCCCGACGACATCCCGAATCACCTCATGGATCAGGAAGGCGACGATGCCTGGGAGATACTCGTCTATCCGGCCCACGACGACATCGGATGCGAGACCGACCCCGACGACTACAAGGGCCACGTCGAGTGCATGTTGATGCCGAAGATCAGGTCGTACAAGTGGCTGATGGCGATGGAGTCCGAAGCGATAGCGCTCGGCCTGCCCGGTCGCTTCCCGCTGCGCTATCAGCAGGAGCCGGTGCCTGAGGAGGGCATCGTGTTCGACATTCCGCTCATCAAAGAGAAGTGTCTCGACAGGTCCCGAGGCTTGGGGATGGAGGGGCTGCCGCCGATGCGTCTCGTTGCGGGGCTGGACCCTGCGGCCCGTGGCACCCAGGTCGGGTTCCTGTGGGGCTGGGACGGCGTGACGCTCCACATGATCGACTTCATCGAAGACATCGGCGGCGGCGTGATGAAAGCCGTCGAAACGATGAACCTGTGGGACGACAAGTTCGACTTGAAGCTCTGGTTCCACGAAGACAACTCGGGACAGATCGACGCTTGGCGTTACGTCCCCGAATACCGCAACGCACAGATCGAACGCAGCCTCATCGTCAAGCCTCACACGACGGGGATGAACAAGCACGACCCCGAATCAGGGGTCTCTTCGATGGCGATCTGGTACCACCAGGGCAAGATCAGCCTGCCGTATGGAACCGGCGAGGCGAGGCGCAAGACGAAGCGTCTGCTCACCCAGTTGCAAAACTGGACGTCGGACGGTTTCTCGAAGCGGGGCAAGACGGACATCAAGATGGCTCACTGGCTGCCGTTCCCCACGATCGTGAAATGGATGAAGGACGAGAAGAAGCCGATCTTGCACGCCAGCGACGAATCGTCGTATCCTGGAATCTCCTCGATGAACCAGGTCGGTTGGTCAACCCCTTACCCCGGAGGCAAATGATGCAGGATTTCCTGCCTAACGATGGAACCCTCTTCGACGACCAGCGTGGACCGAAGCCACCGACCGTGGAGGAACTCAACTCGCTGGCGTTCCGGCAGGAACTCAACCAACGTCCCGGGGTGACGATCTTCGTCCACAACCAGGAGGAGCGTCGGGAGATGCGGAAGGTCTGCAAGTACTGGATGATGCGAAACCAGCTCCATCACATGCCGAGCGTCATGGTTGACTCAAGTCTGAAACCGGGGACAACGAACGTGAGGTATCCATCATAATGAAAGACCTCGGACACCTCCTCGACCGGATCGCTGTACTCAGAGGCTCGGCCAACGTACAGGACCGGCAACGCATCAGGGCCGTCATGAACGGCGGGGCGCAAGGCGTCCAAGCTGTCCTCTCCTATCAGGGCAACAGTCCACAGCACGGCCCAGGCTCCGGTCACGGCGCCGACTCGAAGCTCGGCGTGGACCTGCCCACAGCGAACGTCATGTACTCGGGGTTGGAGCGCATGGCGCAGAGGATCGGCAGGCCGCCGACACTCAAGACCGACATGATCCCCGTCGCTGACACTGCCAAGGCACGCAAGAAAGCTGAGAAGCGGGCCAGGATCGTGACCGGCTGGGACGACATGTCACGCATGGAGATGCAGTATCCGCAGATCGGCAGGTGGCTCCCCGGCTACGGTTTCACGCTTCATGTCATCAAGGAGCGTTCCATCGGGGACACGACCTATCCGGTTGCGGAACTGCGTGACCCGTATGATGTGTTCCCCGGTGCGTGGGGTGTCGATCAGCAACCGAGCGAGGTGGCCATTGTCCGCAACATTGGGCGCAAGGAACTCCGAAGGATCTATCCCGAACTGGCCGAGGTCATGGATAACAAGTGGGTCAAATCCGCTTCCGGTTCCATCCCCATTATCGGCCAATCTTCTGGGTGGGAGGGGAACCCCAACCGACCTGTCGAGTTGGTGGAATACATCTGCAGTGAAGGTACGCATATTGTTGTCCCCGAACTAGAGCGGGTCGCAGCGTTCATCCCGAACCCCCTCGAGTCCGGTCCCGCTTTCGTGATGACGAAGCGGTTCTCTTTCGATCAACTACAGAGCCAGTATCACCATGTCTTCGGACTGATGGCGATGATGGCGAAGTTGAACATCTTGGGGCTGATCGCCACCGAGGACGCAGTGTTCCGTGAAACGAACATCATCGGTGAGATGGTAGGAAGTACATACGAACGTGGCCGTTTCGCCGTGAACCAGTTCGAGCCTGGAGCACGCATCGAGAAACCAACAGGCGATCAGCTCCAGCAAACGTGGCAGGCCATCAACGTCCTTGAGAGACAGTTCAGGGTCGTGGCGGGCTACGACGTTGCCCAGGACGGACAGTCACCCAACAGTTTCGCCACGGGCCAAGGCATTAAGGAGTTGGGCACCAGCGCCGACATGAACGTCAGGGAATACCAGACGGCCATCAAGCACTCCGTTGAGCTCATCGACCTGAAACGGTTGGAGTGGGAAGAGACTCTCCATGCGAACGAGAAGAAGAAGGTCTTCTACTTCGAGGGCGGCAACCAGTTCGAGGAGAAGTACACGGCGTCGAAGGACATTGCGAAGGACTACCGGACGAAGCGCATCTACGGAGCGATGGCGACGTTTGACGAGAACTCGAAGATCATTGCTGGACTACAGCTCGTTCAAGCTCGCATCATGGACCGTCGCACTATGCAGGAGAATCTGGACGGGTTCGATAACGTGAGCCTCATCAACGAACGCATCGATCAGGATCAGGCGAAAGAGATGCTGTTGCAGTCGCTCGGTCAGCGGGCGGCACAAGGCGACCCTGCTGCGGATATGGCGCTCGTCGAGATCATGGACGACCCGTCAGGGACCATCGATACGCTGAAGAAGCTGTTCACGCCCCAGGAGCCGGAGATGTCACCCGAGGAGATGGCGATGGCTGGTGCCCCCGGCATGATGCCACCCGGCATGGGCGGGATGCCGCCAGGTGCCGACCAGTTACAGGGCGGGCCACCACCCGGCGTCTCCACGATCCTCAGCCAGATGGAATCCCCCGGCGGCGGTGCGATGACCGTCGGCCAGATGTAAGGAGTTGAGATGACAGACAAGAAGACAGAGTTCGGGCAGTATCTCGCCCAGGGCGACCACGACCCGAGTGACCATGCCAAGAACGTCGAAGAGGAGGCCAGGTTTCATGGGGTCGGCAGCGTCCTCGAATCACAGCCGGGACTCGACACGCAGACTGGTCCGGTCGCTTCGGCACCGTCACCCAACTAGGAGGAATCCATGAGTGAAACACGAGGCTACCTGGACGACCTGAAGGTCGCACAGGACAAGGCCAAGCCGAAGCCGAAGAAGAAGCCAGCCGTGAAGACGGGCAAGGTCGTCGCCAAGAAGGTCAAGTCCTGATGGCTGCCGGTAGCGTCGTCACCCTGCCCTTCTGTGGCGGCTGTGGCAACGACCTCCGCACCGACGACAACACCGATGTGTTCTGTGATAGCTGCGGTGCGGACATCAACGAGACCTCCGGTCCGGTCGGCCTCCTGCCTCCATACAAGACTGGCCTGTCGGCTACCCCCGGTGCCGGGAACGTCACATTCGCATGGACATCGAACCCGCTGGCCGACAGCGACGAAACGTCGATCTCTGATGATGGTCTACTCAAGGTCTGGTCGGCGTTCGCAGTTGATACCAGCCCGACCATCATCACGGAAACGACCGGCACGCTCGTCGGTATCCGTATCCGTTCCGTGCTCGGTGCCGAGACTGGTCCGTTCCAAGAGATGTCGGCCAAGACAGGCTGATGGATGCCCAAGGCCAGCGAAACGGGGATCAGTACATGGCAGATAGTCACTGCGATTGTTGCGGTGCTTATCACCGTTGCCGTACTGTCGGTTCAATGGCAGTCGGCGGCGAGTGACATAACGTCCATCAACAAGGTTGTCTCCGAATTGGAGCAGGTCGTGAAGGTCAACAAGGAAGAGCAGACGATCCAGAATCGTGAACGCAGAGATGCGGTAGCGAAGCTGGAGGGCCGAGTGTTGGTGCTGGAG